TTCGAAGGTCGCATGAAATCACAGCATGGAACGGGGCTGTGATACTGGAGATCGTAATGACCCTCAAGTATCGTGGTGTTGAGTACACAAAAAACACTAACAAGTAATTAAATTATGAAATCAATTGCACTAGCCCTAGCTACAATCTCATTCGCTTCTGCTCCTGCAATGGCTGGCGTCTATGTAAACGCTGAGTCCAATGACGGGTACACTGGAAAAGATTATACAGGTAGAACTGTAGATCTACACGTAGGGTACGAAGGAGAAGCAGGTAAACTTGGATACTATGTTCAAGGTGGACCAGCTCTTACAGCAGTAGCTGATGTAGATGGAACAGAAACAAAACTATCTGGTAAGCTTGGAGGTACTTTCAATGTAACTCAAAAGCTTGGTGTCTATGGAGAAGTATCAGGTATCACTAATGATGAAGCTGATAATACTTACGGCACTAAGGTAGGCGCTAAGTTTAAATTCTAATGTCACAACAATCTGCTCCCGGTGAGGGATTAGGTACAGCTAACCCTGTACCTTACTCACCTGAACCTGAAAAAAAGGTTAAAGAAAAAGAAGAAGAGTGGGAACCCCAGTCTTTAGAAGAAGCACTCTTAGGTGAGTGACTTCAGCGAGCTTAGTTTAGCGGTAAAACTCTAGCCTTCCAAGCTAGGTTCATCGGTTCGATTCCGATAGCTCGCTTTGGCATCAGCCCTCTACGGAGGATACCTTTTGCCGTCTAGACGGTAGGGAAAGACCTACAAAAAACTGATCAAAAAAATTTACGTACGTAAGATAGTTAACAATACAAATTTTCAACATTAACAATGGCTCAACAAGCTACGACTGCCAATGCTAATGGACCGATTTGGGGTGGTGCCGACAATGGTGCGGATACCACTACGTCTGCCAGAAGAGAACTCTATTTAAAGTTGTTCTCTGGTGAAATGTTTAAAGGATTCCAACGCAATACAATTGCAAGAGATCTCGTTACAAAGAGAACCCTTAAGAATGGGAAATCCTTACAGTTCATCTACACTGGACGCACCAAAGCGGAATTCCATGTACCCGGACAGTCCATTTTAGGAAACAATGAGAAGTCACCTCCAGTGGCTCAGAAGACAATCACCTGTGATGACTTGCTCATCTCAAGTGCATTCGTTTACGAGCTCGATGAGACACTTGCTCATTATGATTTGCGTGGAGAAATATCTCGCAAGATCGGTTATGCATTAGCCGAGAACTATGACCGCAGGATCTTCCGTGCGATCACAAAGGCTGCTAGACAGCCAGCACCGGTAAACATGAGTGGATTCGTGGAACCCGGTGGAAGTATTGTTAAAGTTGGTGCTGCTAATAGTACCGCTGCTACAGATGCCTATGATTCAGCTAAGTTAGTTCAAGCCTTTTTTGAGGCTGCAGCTATCCTAGATGAGAAAGGTGTTAGTGGTGACGGACGAGTAGCTGTACTTAACCCAAGACAGTACTACGAATTAATAAGGAACTGTGCAACTAACAACCTTATTAACCGTGACGAAACAGGTAACGCATTACAATCCGGTAATGGTATCCTTGACATTGCAGGCATCAAGATCTACAAGTCAATGAATATCCCATTCCTTGGAGACTACGGTGTTAACCTAGCTAACCTACCATCAGGTGCAGTATCTAATATCGGTGAAGCCGCTTCTAAAGGTAGCTTTATTGGTGAAGATATGGATGATCAAGAAGCATCCACAACACCATCTGGACAGAAGACCGTTAACAACTACGGTACTGCTGCTAAGTTCGGTGGATCATGTGGTCTTATCTTCCAGAAAGAAGCTGCAGGTGTAGTAGAAGCTATCGGACCACAGGTTCAGGTAACTTCAGGTGATGTATCAGTGGTATACCAAGGAGACGTAATTCTAGGACGTTTAGCAATGGGAGCAGATTTCTTAAATCCTGCTTGTGCTGTTGAATTAGTAGCTGGAATCGATGTATCCTCTAACTGGAACAACACTGCTGTATCTAACGCAAGTTTCACTTAAATTAATATTCTTATTAACCAACATATACGGGGGGCTTATGCTCCCCTCTTTTTTTAACTATGGCTACTCCCACAACAGTTGACACCGATACAGAACTATCCGCAGTGAATTCAATACTGGGAGCTATCGGTCAATCTCCAGTTACTACATTGAATTATGAGAACCCAGAAGTAGGATTCATATATGATATACTAACTGAAGTAAACAAGGACGTTCAGAACGAAGGATGGATATTCAATATAGAGAGGCATGTAACAAAGTCTCCAGAAGCTAGTACAGGTTATATAACTATACCTAATAACGTACTGAGTTATGATTTAAATGAAGGTCAGATCTATAGAAACAAAGATTTGATTAGAAGGAATGGTAGACTATATGATTTAGTTAACCATACAGATGTATTCGATGGTGATCTACTTATAGATATAGTATACCTTTGGCCATTTGAAGATCTACCTAGTGTCTTTAAACGTTATATAACTTATAGAGCATCCGGTCGTGCAGCTACACAATTAGTTTCTAACCCACAACTAGTCCAACTCCTACAACAACAAGAAGGTCAATCAAGAGCTGCTTGTATGGAATATGAATGCAATCAAGGTGATCACTCATTCTTCGGACTACCACACAATTCTACCTACCGTTCTTATCAACCTTATATTGCACTGAGAAGGCGCTAATGGCAAGCATCACACAAAAGATACCTAGTTATACATCAGGTATCTCACAACAACCAGATGAACTTAAGTCCCCCGGACAATTAAAAAAAGCAAAGAATGTATTTCCTGATGTAACACACGGACTAATGAAACGTCCGGGTGGTAGATTAATAGGTGGAGATATGAGTGCCTATAATACTAATAGTAAATGGTTTCATTATTATAGAGATGAGAACGAACAGTATATAGGACAGGTACAGAGAAGTGATGGTGAGTTAAAGATGTGGAGATGTAGTGATGGTAATCCTATGACCGTCAATTATTCATCACAACCATGGGTAGCAAGCACAGCTTATGTATTAAGTGAAACAGTAAAGAACAATAACAATGTTTATAAATGTGTTCAAGCTGGTACTTCACATAGTTCAGGTGGACCATCAGGTACAACTGCAGCTATAGTAGACGGTGGGGTAAAATGGGACTATGTAGAATCAGCTACTGCCTTAACTACTTCATTGAAAACATACCTCACACATACAGCAGATGAAGATCTACAAGCTTTAACTTTAAATGATTATACATATATAACTAATAGAAATAAAACTACTGCGATGTCTACTGCTATTGCTGCAGCTAGACCTCATGAAGCATATATATCCTTACAGAAAGTAGCTTATGCTAATCAGTATGCTTTAAATATATTTGATAGTACTTCTACAACACAAGTAAATACTGCTACTAGAATAAGAGTTGACTTACTAAAATCTAGTAACAATTACTGCGATAGTAATGGTGCTATGGTACAACATGCAAGTAGACCGTCAAACAATTATACAACTAGATGTGATGACTCAGCAGGTGATGGTAGAGATGCTTTTGCTCCAAATGTAGGTTCAAGAATATTTAATGTTACTGATGGTGCTTCTTTGACTCAGGAGGGTCCATCAGGTTCATATACTTATACTGTAGATGTATATGATGATGGTAATAATGCTGTTAATAGAGGATCTAACTTATATTTTAGAATAACTACTATTGGACAATCAGTACCTTATCAAGCTAGCGGTAGTACAGATGTAACATACCAAGCTAGGTATACTACAACATTTGATCTTCTATATGGTGGTCATGGTTGGCATGAAGGTGATTACTTTAATGTTTTCATGAAAGACGCTTATTATAAAGTAACCATTGAAGAAGTAAGTGTAGGTCATGTACAAGCTAACTTAGGTTTAATCAGACCGACACCAACACCATTCGATTCTAAAACAACTGTAACAGCTGAAAGTATCTTAGGTGATATACAATCAGAAATTATAGCTACAAGTACTTTTGTACAAGCTGATGTACAGCAAATAGGTAATGGTATATATCTTACAGATGCAGCTGCTTTCAATGTAACCTCACCTTCAGAAGAACTACTTAAAGTTATCACTACTGAGTGTGATGATGTAGCGGACTTACCTGCACAATGTAAGAATGGTTATGTAACAAAAGTAAAGAATTCTGATGCTAATGAAGATGATTATTTTGTACAGTTCTTTGGTGAAAATGGTAGAGATGGTCCCGGTACATGGGAAGAATGTGCTGCACCTGAAAGAAAAATAAAATTTGATAAAGGTACTATGCCTATTCAAATTATCAGAGAAAGTAATAATA